GAAGCTCTTCCGGATCCCTTACCACCGATTGTCATATAATTGAATCGCAATGTAACTGCGAATTCTAACAATGCATCGTTAGCATCATATGCCAAATCAGGTCCTGCCACGTTTTGCGGCCAAACATCATAGAGATAATATGTTCTTAACACATTATCATTTCGATCCATCTGTTGTACTGATGCATTAGCATAATACATCGACGGTTTCTGACCTATCTGTGAACGATCTGTTACAATACCAATATCACCAAGATGATTCTGCCAAATTTCAAATCCGGCTCTCATTCTTTGGTCCCTGTCACTCCAAATTGCTACAGTCCAGGGATCATAAGTACGATCACCGGCTACAAAAATTTGACGACCTCGGTAAGGAATCATAACTTCACCTATATTCAAAGCAGGAACTGTTGTACCTTTACACATGAATACAAAGTCTTGGCCAAGGGCGACCGTAACGTCACTGGGAGCACCAGTTATAGTAACTTGAAACTGGTTACCTCTTGTGCCGCCTTCTCGTAATGCCCCAATAAACTCATTTAGGTTTGCCATTTTCTCTTATTCTCCTATCTTTATGAAATGATTTCACTAAACTCTACACCGGTTCTAGCTGCTACGAATGTTAGTGTGATAAAGTTAATTGAGCGAGCAGGTTTGATATAGATGTCAGCCCTAAACTCATTACTGTCAATTACTTGACCTGTATTATTTGTTTCGTCACAAACAACCAAGAAGTCAGTAATACCCCTGCGACCTTGAACATCTCGCAAAAAAGGCTCTACCATACCGATAAATTGTGCTCTTGTAAAGTCATCATTGAATTCAAACAATATTGACCGTGCGGCCGTCTTAACAACGGACTCAACAGTATTAAAAAGTCTGCGAACATTAATGCGACTAAAAGCACTATTAGAAGATAATGCTGTTTTATCTCCCCAAAGAACTGTACCTTCACCAGGAAAACTGGCTACAGGATTAATTCTATTTCGATATAAGGTATCTCTCTGTGATTGTGTTGGGTTAAATGCCAATCCAACAGAAGCACGAATCTGACCACGATTCAAGCCACCCGGGCTCCACCATGGATCGTTTTCGTTATCTGTTGCGGCGCAAGCACCAGCGACATCAGCGTTGAGTGGAACCCAACGAAATACATCATTGTACTTATCATACATCTTTTTATAACCACTATCAAATACTGCATAAGATGTACTAGGTAGATTCAAAAAGAAACTACGAACATTGTTCAACTGCGTGTTTGAATTTGTAACATTAACAACATCAGCTCTCTCTGGCGAAATAAAGACCATTAAATCTTTACGTTTTTCAGCGATATCTATTAAGTTTGTTGCGTGTGTTGCATCTCCAGGTCCACCAAAAATCAAACTAACGTCAATAGTATCATCATCCATTAATTCATAAGCACTTAATTTCTCACCATTTGTTGGTGCATAATCATCAGTACCACCCGCAAGTGATTCTGAACTACTGATGGAAACATCTGTGAATGTTGTTCCTCCGGCGGCATAACCCCAATTGGTTCCTGCGGGCAGGTGATCCATCCAATAAATGTATTCAGATGAACGATGCATAACATCAACATAATAGTTTACATCTCCTGAGTCTGTTCGTGCATCAGCGGCTTTAGATACAAATGCCCATTTCTCTAGAATTGTTCCAGCTGTTCCTGTTAATCCACCATCTTCATCTAATACGATGATATGCATTTGATCGCCAACTCCACTTCGATCTGATGCGAAAGTTGATGTTCCTGGAGCACCAGCAAATTCTTCATAATATCTCCAGCGTCGTGTGATATTAGAATCATCGGTCACGGCAGCTGCCAAACCTTTTGTTGAAAATACTCCAAACTGTTTGAATGTTACTAAGTTGGAACTGGTATCTACTGCTGTAACGATATACTCAACTCCTTCATGACCTGTAACTGGTACTAGTCCAACGGTGTCAGATGTAAAAGATATGATATCATTTACGTTGAGTGTATAACCAGATAAATCAGCGTCATCAACCGTAATAGATAAATCACCTTCTACGGCTGCAGCATCATTCACTAGGTTATTTGTACCCATGTGAAGTTCATAAGCTGTAGCACTTGGACATAATCCAACTGAAATATTATTTCCCCATGTGCCTGCGGATCGTGCGACCCACTCTCCAACTGCACCTGAACCATCGGCATATGTATTATACCAATAATCCGAATTTTTTACTAGAAGGCCTGTTCCTACTCCTGCTCCAACACCAGCAGTTGCATTAAGATGTCCACTATTAACACGAACAACTCTTAATACACTTGCATACTTCAAAAATGAAGCTGCTGAAAAGAACCATTCAAATGTACTGCCATTAGGCTTACCAAAAGTCTCAACTAATTGAGTTTCATTTGAAATAGTAACAATTTCTTCTACGGGACCTTTTTCTGCGACAATAGCCACACCCCCAATACTTGTAGATTCTCCTACTAGAATATTGGTAAGATCCTTTTCCTGTACTTGAACGCCCGGCGAAACGAGTGTTGCCATTTTATTTCTCTCCTATAAAAGTATAATCACGGGATATAATCACTATTTTCTTTATACAGTTATTTATAATTTTATCGATTTTAAGAAACTAAAGTCTTTTTTATAATAAATAGTTTTATGAAAAATGAATTTTATGAAAAATATAAACAGACCATATTAAAAAGTAAACAGAATGGTCGTGATAGTAGAAAGATTTGGTTGATAAATTCTTTCGATACTCTATTTTGTGGTGTATGTGGTGAAGCTGAAAATGTGTGCTTACGATACTATCCTAATCATAAAGAAATATATAATCTAAATCAAAAGTATGGATTACAAAGTGATAAGAGAACATATATTGATAGACTCATTAATAATAGCAAAGTCTTATGTGCTAATTGTGTTGAAAAAACAAAATATGATATTATAAACTACCAGTAGCTGGGCCCCATTTTAGTTGGTGTCCACAAATCTCCATCAACATCTACAAACGGTGCATCATCAGCCATAGAGATGCCATCATCTACAAAACCAAAAGGAGCCATATCTTCTTCAATCATTTTCTGTTGGCTTTGATATAGTCGTTTTCTGATATCATCATCTGTTAATTCTTTGAAATAATTTTGATTAGTAAGCCAAGCATATAATACTAAACACATTACTAAATCATCTGTAGCTCCATCTTCAGCTTCATAAGATGATCCTTTAGCTACAAAATTAGAAAGTTCTACGATAATATCAAAATCATTAATAATTAATTTATCACTTTCTATCATCTGTTTCAAATTAGAACATCCTATCTTCTTTACTGCTTTAGTTGTTCTTACTCCTAAATCAGTAGCCTTGTCACCAAATCCACTACCAACAACTTGACCTAATCGACCTCTCATTTGTGTCATTATAATATTTTCATATTCTAAATCGTAATGTAAAGCATCTGCAATCTGTCCACCAATATCATTTACTTCAACTAATACTTGTGCTAGATTATAGCTTGTAGCGACTCTGTGAACTAACTCAGGGAGGGCTAGCGGCTTTATTTCATTGTTTCTATACTTTGCTACTAGTCTATACGGAACCTCTCCTATATCTAATATAACGAACGCTGAGTAGTCGTGTGATCCCCCTCTAGCCACATCTACTGTTATACAATAGTTATGATGTTTTGTAGGACGTTCATATATATCTAACCCTGCATTAGATTCTATTGCATCTATTGTAGGAATAACTTGCAACTTTGTTGGACTAATTAAAGTATCAATTGATCCTAAAAATGAACACTCAAACTCCTGTAGAAACTGTTGTTCTGAAGTATTTTGTATAGTTTGTTCTTTCCAAGCCTCATCCCTACCTGGTACTTCAGTCCAATGTACTTCAATAGGCACAAATGTATTTTTTTCGTTTACTGCATCCTGCCACAATTTATAAAACATATTCATGCCGTGTGGGGTTGATACAATAATTACTTTAGAAGTTTGTCCTGCAGTAATCGTCGGATATACAGAACTAAAAAACTGTTCAGCAATGTTTGAAGGAACAAACGCAAACTCATCAAGAAAAATAAGATTATAACTTCCACCTCGGACAGCAGATGCCGAAGTCGAACTTGCAAGAATTTTAGATCCATTTTCCAGTTCAAGACTTCCCTTGTTCCAGTTGATAACCCCCTGTTGCATCCATTCAGGCAAATGTTCATATGCTAATTGAAATCTTCCTAGTAAATCTCTAGCCGTCTGTGCTTTGTTTGCAAGAATAGCTACACTAACAGTTTCATTGAATATTAAATAATGAACTAGATATGCCAATAAAATTGTAGACTTACCAGATTGACGGGGTAACTTACATATAGTAAAACGATTGTTATGAAATGTACCTATCATATCTCGTTGAAATGGATAGAGTCTAAAAGGAATCAAACCCTCATCAATACTAACAATCTTTACATAATTTTCTATGAAGTAACCAGGATTTTTAGAACACTTAATAAATTCAGCAACCTCAGCTTCTGAAAAAGAAAGTTCTTGTCCAGCGGCTTTTAAATTTGGATTGCCTTTATATACTGAACTAAATTGCTGTGCCATTTTGATCTTTCAATAACTTTTGAAGTTCTTTAGTCGATCCTATAAACAATGCATTCGTAACACTTTTTGGTCCATGATCAGGAACTTCTTTCAATTTTTTCATCTTTTCTTGCAGTTCAACTAACCGTTCTGTAACTTCTGAAACATTTTTAATTAATTGACCCGCAACTTCATATGCTCTAGGATGCTCTCCTTCCTTGGCAATATTTAATATACCATCAATTGCATCTTGACCACGCTCAATAAGATTATAGAAATTTTCCCGACTATACTTATAATCGGAATCCATATCCTCAGATTCTGTAGGTCGTGGTATAAGCGGTTTAGGATCTAAAATTTCTTCTTTAAGATTTCTAGTCGCTATACCTAAGATATTATTTACATTATTCTCTAAATTCATTGACCTTGTTCTGGGAATTGACCATCAGTCCATTCTGATAATGCTTCATTAAACCCAAAGTTATCATCATCAGGCGGAACAAGAGGTACTGTTTCTGCCGTATACTGACGTACTCTAGGTGGTGTCTTATCTTTCATATCAACATATTGATCTACTGTAACCTTCTGGATAGGTTCAGCTGTAGTAACAGGACCATACATATAAGTTTTAGCTGTAAAGCTTAATGTATATATAATAGCTCGTCGTGTCGAAAAATCTCCATCATATGTATCTTCATATGCAGTCGATGTTAAAACAATCGGCACATCTCTTATCTGATCCATTGTTGGAACTGTTTTAACAGTTACCGTATATTCTGGTTGAAAATAAGGAAGAATCTGTTCTACTATCTGAACACTATCATCAGAATTTTTAGCCATAATGAATAATTCAAAATTAACATTGTATGGAACAGGACTATACTGCGTTGACATTTGTTTTGTTTCTGTTCCTTTTACCTTTCTAATTTTAGATATCTTATTTAATTTTCTAGTACTATCATATTCTATACCGGAAAGTTCAAACCCTATTCTAGGTAATGTAATTGCTATTTTTTTATCAAGTGTAGCATCTTCTCTTAGTCGAGCTAAGAATTTTTGCTTTGGTCCGTAGGCCAAAGGAACTTTTAAGGACTGTAACTCTGCACCAGCAGAATCTGTTCTAACAATATGTATATCATTAAACAAAGTTCCAAAAGATACAATAGTCTTTCTTAAAACTTCATGGTAATACGTTCTACCAAACATTAATACGAGCCTCCTCCAGGATCACCAAATGGATTACTTTCAGTGAAATCTAAAACCTCATCTCCTGCTTTTTCCATAAACAAGTTATCAGCAGTTAGTGCTATAGTATCCACTCTATAGTCTTCACTAATTATATAATCACCATCTTCAGTTATCATTGCATCTCCATTCATCATTAACAATTGATAATCTAGAGCGTCCAGTGACATTGAATCTTCAATACCATCTATAGCTACTATACCTGTATCCAAATCTTCAGATGAATATTCAAAAGTTGAACAGGACAATTTATATACGGGCAAATTATCTACTTGATAAAATGGATCATCGTGATCTACAAAATCAATCTGAAACAGCTTTTTTATTCTAGGAAAATATATTAAATCTCCCTCATTTGGCCTAGATGATTCTATAAGATTAAGATCATCTCCAACTACAGTATCCCATCTACTTCTAGAAACTACAAAATTAGCCTCATCTCGTATTTCTAATCCAAATTTTGATATTAATTCTTTTTCTCCACCAAACCCTTCGTTGTTCTCCATATACATTTCAATTAAATATGCATCATTAAAGGATGATAAAGTATCTTCTCCCCATAAAGTATCCTCTGCCACTAATTTTCTAGGCAAATAATATACGTCATGACCAAAAACTTGTAACTGCTCTATGATTAAATTTTCATAAAGTGTTTGTTCACCAGAAGTTCCTTTACTAAAATATGCACTAGTGGTCATTTTTTATCCCACAGCAAAATCAACAGGCAACTCATATGTTAACCGAGCCTCTTCCTCTAACCTAATAAGTTCTTCTTGCGCCTGGGTGAACATCATCTCACCATTCATGGTCACACCACCCAACATAGTAACACCCTCAAATTTAATAAGATTCTGTCCCCATTGTTTTTTAACTAAAGCTGTAGCATATTTTTTTAAAAAGAAATCGTCGTATATATCAGTCCAAACAGCTGGATTTAATTTACGCCAACATTCTATTACCAAATATTCTCCAGCCGAAATATCAGTTCCCCAATCCATATCCACATACAATCTATCTTGATGCACATTGTGTCGGATTGGTTTTTCTCCTACTAGAATATGATCAAGAAAATCTAAATGTTGCATTGTCATTTCATACTGCATAACTGAAGATGAAGAAAAATCATACAAATCGTTTAGTCTTAATTGATATCGAACATCAAACATATTCATACCACCTCTATCACTAAACGGAAAAACCTGTAATACTGATAATACACTAGTTGGTAATGGAATATAATTATTACTCTCATCCCAAGCAGCGGTAACTGAACCAGCTACCTTATCTGTTACATTAGTTGTTGTATCAGCGGCTTCATCTGCTCTAGTTATATCAGCCTCTGTTATTTTATATTTGAGATACATTCGTTCTGTACCATCCATATGAAATTGAGCATAATACTGTAAAGCCTCATCTACTCGATCATCTAATTGTGTAGAATCAACATTAACCTCCACAACAGGCTTACCTAACCGTCGTAAGCACCATTCTCCAAATTCCGATTTTGTTGTTGGTATTGCCATAAATCTATCCTATTTAAGCTATTTATATTAATTCTCTATCCAAGATAATGTTGATTCATCTCAAGTCTTTAGCAATATTTATAAGAATTTTAAGCCAAAAAAAAGTGGAGACATCTCTGACTCCACTTAATTTCTTTTCTTATATTATATCAATCAAACATTCCCGAATGCATACTAAAGTGATGATAAGTATGCGGATTGGTATGAATATTCTGATAATTATACGGGCCCATGTCATATTGCCATGTACAATAACCAGCATTATCTTGGCCATCTACTCCACTTCGATAGAATTCTCCCATATCGGAAATCCATCCAAATACAGCCCACTCGTTATAGCCTGAATTAGATCCTTGCATCAATCTCTGTCCAGGTGGCTGAATAACTCTAGTAAAGTGATCCGGATATGCACCACGTTCTCTGTGTTGATCGGCAGTATTAAACTGTGAAATTGCAATCTCCCATCCTGAACCTTCATCTTGGTGTCCAGTTGAAGCACTTCCCCAACGGTTTCTACCTTGTGTCCAACAACCACCTTCTTCAGTAAACAACATAGGCGAATGTGGATCTTCATAACTTGCAATATTTCTATAATCAGGACAAGTCATGCTCATTGTGGTAACATCATAGACGTTTGAAACTCTATTGACACCTGAATGGTTACCACCAGAGTTCCACCAATAACTAGATGTTCCATCTCCACCGATTGCATTATACTGATTACCGCCAGCAGCATATGTCAGACCGGTATCCTTTTCTCTCAAGAAAAGAATGTGTGATTTTCCACCACCCATCCAAAAGTTGTCCCAACGACCATCGTTAGTATCAAATCTCAATCTGTTCGGAACACCCCATTCGTGATTACTAGTTATCATAATACGTCCAACACCTGTTCCATTAGTAAAGTCGCCCCACGACCATAGATAACCATCGCCATCTAGAACATAGCAACCATGGATTGCACCAGTATTGAGGTTTGAAAATGCCATAAACTTCTTAACACCACCATAGTTTTCCCAAGGAACAGGAATTTCCCTAGGATAATGAATGTACTTTTGCGTTTCGCCCTGACCAATTCCTAATTGTGAGGAACTATTCTGGCCCCATGCCCACATATTTCCATCTTCATCTAATGCATAACTCATAGATTCAGTACTACCACCTACTGCATAAACATCAACGATCCTCTTATATTTAAATCGACTTTGTGGAATTCGTAATGGATAGTAACGATTTGCCAAATGCATACCTACGGCAGTATAATCTTCAGCCCCGTGTCCTAACTGGCCGGCGGTGCCATGACCCCAAGTCCAAACAGATCCATCATCTCCCAATGCCATCTGATGAGTTGCGGACGTATTATAATAATCCCCCCCACTCATTGATACTTTAACTATTTTAGTTTCATTAAAGCATTTTGGAATTGTATTACCTGCACTATCGTAGTACATTTCATTTGTAGTTCTTACAGGAAACTGCCTATTAGTAGTATCATTTATTCCTAATTGTCCGTGTCCATTATAACCAGACATATAAACTTCGCCATTGTTAAACAAGAACATTGTATTATCGTCATTACCACAAATTTGTATACACTTCGGAGTTTTTCCATCAGGTGTAACTAGAGGTCCCCAATCTGATGGAGTGTTTGGTGTTCCATCTGGACCTGCGAGACCCTTTCTCCAAGATGATTGATCCGAAGATCGGTACCAATCTACAAAGGTAAATCCTGTATTTCTATGAAAACTGTGTCCATAGTTACCAGTAGCATCACCAACTCCAGATGCATAATTTGATCTACCATAACTAACTGCAGCACCATCGTGACAGAGAAAATGACTCCTCCCTGTAAAATAACTTTGGAAGTGATGAAACTCTCCATTATTAATGGCTTCACCTTTATGTTTTCCCCATCTATGGAGAAATCCTAAAGGCTGTTGATTAACCGTAGCAACCGGCCAATTTCGCTGATCTGCTGTACTTGATCCTTCAAAAACCTTTTCCCAAAATTCTGTATCTAACCAATAACAGTTTCTTGGAGTGTTCTTAATGCACATATACAGTTCGGAACCGACTCGGCACAATTCACCTTTTTGGTATGGCATCATTTGATTCCAACCACGAGCACTAGTTGACGCTGTAGTTACCTGTATCCAGTATTTTATATTATCTGGACGAAAACTTTTTAGAACCATCCTTGGGTGTTGCATTTCTTCTCGGGTGGTTGACATAACTGTAGCCATGTGTATTGTCCACTCCTCTGGAGTGTCCAAGATACAACGATAACCACAACCACGCCAAGAAACCATTTCTCTCTCTTTATAAGAGGTCTCACGTTCCCAAGGTCCTTTCCAAGTAGTCTTAATTTTTGAAATATCAAGATTCGACATATTCGACTTTACCTTTTAATTTATTTGTTTTTTTTTAGAAGCCTAGTTCAGTTTCTTCAGCATCAATTGCTGTACGTGCCGCGGCAACTTTATCTGTGATTGTTGTGTTACTATTAATAACAGCCTCAATCAAATCAAAAGTACCATGTGCATTTGTAACAATATTCTTTCGGTGATCGCTTTGCTGAGCCATATACGATAGGGAAGCCTTAGCGGCTGCCGTATCTGCATGACCAGCTACATATTTTGTAATACCATATTTTGCATCTTGACTATCGTCAACCGTGACATTGGTTGCTTCATAGCTAAACCAATCTCGACCGCTGGCAAGTCCAAGATGAATAATGGAATCCAAAATTGTGTTATCTGCGAGTTCAGGATGGACAAAGCCATCGTCTATTGTTCCTACTAACTGGCTATATATCTTACGTGCCATCTGTTAATTCCTCTAATAAAATTTATTCTCTAACTACTATTTATAAAACTTATCTACCAATTCCTGGCTGAAACATCTGACCATTGGTCTCACCACCGGTGTTATCGTCAGAATAAGCAAATCTCTGGTGACCTGTAACTTGGCTATCAATCTGACTACTGTGTCCCGACCATCCCCAAACGAAATATCTACCGTCTTCTGTAACAGCAGAAACACCGTTTGGTCCATACCAACTAGCACCATTTGTCTGGCCATCCATACGGAAATCTACAATTTTAGATCCTGAAGGAATATAACAGTGATACATTTTCTGATCACCATCTTCTCCAGTCCAGTTAGTTGTACTTCCTGCAACTGGATTAGGCGTTGACCAGTGTGTTCCATACCCCTGATAATACAATTCACCTGTATCTGTTAGCCACATTGTCCAAGTGATATCACTATAAAGACCAACTTGCATAACTTTCTTCAAGTTCATCATTTTAGTAATTCTAACCGGTGTTGTATGTGCCGCTGTATCTCCAAAACCATTTCGATAATGTGCGCCACCAGCGCCTGCATACCATGTTGTGCCGTCATCTAATCGAACATACGTTGAAGCATGTTCTGTTGTGCTATTATCATGACCACTAAAGGTCCAGAAGTCTACAATTTTACCATCTAGATTCGTTCCAACTGTTGGTGTATTAGACTCAGCTACCTGAAATCGTGTACCTGGTTCAGATCGTCTCCATCCATCATTATTACCGGTAGTATTGTTATTAAATGCCTGTCCGTGGCTATTATAACCAACGTGCCAGACATATCCATTGCCATCTAAAACCATCATCCATGCACGACCATAGTTTCCAGCAATCAGCCATTTCTTAACTCCACCATGACTTTTAAACGTATGATTATAATCTCGGGTTGCTCCTCCAGGAACTTCCCAAGCTACTTTAACTGGATACCAATGGTGGGTAGCATTACCCTGTCCCTGGTATCCCTCACCGTTATGACCCCAAGCATAGAAATCATCGTTCTGAGTTCGTGCTGCTGAAAATGCACCGGTATCATCTCCCCATGCAGCAATATCAACAACTCTCTTATCATCAAAATAAGATTGCGATATCATACGTGGTGCATTTTGTGTTTCATTGTTTCCTACTCCTAGAACACCATGAGAACCTCGGCCCCAACCCCAAACTTGACCTGAATCATCTAATGCCAAAATATGGTGATTAGATTGTTCTCTATAAGATGAACAAGAAATCTTAATGACTCGGACATGTTCCATACCAAGTACTCGATGTGGACCCATGGTGTTGCCTGTGCTGTGAGCATCGCCTGTACCTAACTGACCTTGTCCACCGTGTCCCCAACCCCAAACTGATCCATCATTAAACAAACAATGCACCCAATCATATCCACATTCTAACTGAACACATTTTGGATGCTCACCATCTGGAGTATTATTCCATTTTTGTCTTCCAGTTTCCCTTCTATGATCATGCGTTTGACGTTTAGTAGATCGCTGTTCATCACTCAACCACCATTCTTCATGTGTAAAACATAACTCTTGCAAGTAAGAAGGATGACGATTGTGTCCCCAGACCGCAGATGCTGAATAACCCGGAAGTCCATGATAAGCATTATTAGTACCCGGACCCATGGTCATTACTTTACCATTTTTAGTTACCATAACCCTGTTACGATATCGTCCATTAGATTGAATATCATTATGTGGGAACGGCCAATCAATTGGGCCTTCGTTATTTTGTGTTCCACACGCAACCTTACTTGAGTTACCATGTCCAGGAGCAATAACTTCCCAACACAAAGCTCCTAATCCTTTATCAGCCATATTGGATCGTCCAATCGGACCATCTCCAACATCTTCTGACCAACGGGCCGCACTAACATTCCTACGAGTTCCAGGCATATGTTTTTGTCGACCTTTATCCATAGTGACACCAGCAGTACCATCTAATGGATTTTCATATAATTCTACAGGAGCTGATGCAACGTGTGCAGCACCTGTAGTAGTTTGTCGTGTAAACGGATTCTTAACTCCCCGTATAAGTCCAGTTAGAGCTCCTGACGCAGCAGTTCTTCCTGTCCAAGATATAAATTCTTCATCAATTCTACATATTCCTTTAGTCGGCCATGAAGCCCCACCAGTTAGTAATAGTGTAGTTGCAACATTAGTTATTCCACTACTTAAAGTTTCAGATTTACTAGGAATAGTTAATGTGCCGGCTGTTTCTGTATGCAAATAACCATCAGTTGGTTGTTTTGCTTTATTATCAACAGTGGCCGCATACATACCGCCTTTCCACTCAACGATATCTCTCCAGTAATACTGTGTGGTAACAGACCAAGGTCCTTTCCAAGATATATCGTTACCAATTGAATCCCAATGTTGCCAGCCTCGACTAGATTCATTAATTGCTATTTTAGTTCCCATAGATGCATGAGCATGACAGTAGTAATACATCGTATCTGCTGAAGCATCATCAACAGTCCACTCAATATAGCGTGTACCGTGATTGGCCCATTTTTCGGCCGAGGTAAATGAATCTTCATATTCTGCAGCAGTTGCTTCTGTTCCACCAAGCCAATAAGTAATACCGGTTGTATAAGCAGCACCTGAGTTATGTGTTCCATCTGATGTTGTAGAAAAATGCAAAGGATGTGTGTTGTTTGAATAATGGTTTTGAACAAATTGATATGTAAATCCTCTAACAAGTCTTATTTGATCATTAAGATCGCCCCAAACATCAACTGCGGAGTTACGACCGGTGTTCACGCCAGGATAACCCTGTAAGCCACCGGCTAGTGTTGATAAGTCTTCCGAACCAGGACCTTGATGTTGTGGTTTATGACCATCTATAGTAAAAACATCTACAGTACCTGTTGTTCCTAAAGGATGATATGAACCAGCATCTTTTCCAACTTCTACAACCAAAATCCTTCTAATTCGACCTTTATAATCTTGGCTGTTTTCATCACTTAGGACTTCTAATGGTCCAGAGTTGTCCCCCGCAAATGGCATATCTCTATAGCCTGGGGCAAATCTATCATTAGACGCCACTGGTGTATAGAGATTCTTACATACCCACATACCATTGTGATATCTTACAACATCATCTTTTTCGTATGTTGTAGAAGCGGACCACGCTGCCCGGTAAGTTTGTTTTACTTTTCCTAAATCAATTATAGCCATCTGTTAATTCCTGTTTTTCTATATTTATTAGTTGTACACGCCTTCCATAATATATGGGGCGATGTTCCCTTCATGACCCTGGCTGCCGGCATGTTGACCACTACCGGAATTACCTCGTCCAGCCTTGAAGCATCTATTTCGATCTGTTTGCCACAATGTCATCATATGTGGATCGTTGCCCTGACAATGACCTACGCCGATAACATCTACAAAATGTCCTTGAGCCATAGGAGCAGCACGTACTGGTTGATGCCATCCATTGGCCTGTAAATCTAGTCCATGAGCACCATCTGAATTCTGACTAACGTTAACATCGCTTCTACCTGAACTCAAGCAACCATAATGTGCTCTACCATTAACCCAAGAGTGACCTTCATCTGTTACAAAAATTACTGATCCAGTATCGGCTCCGGCATCATTGCCCAGCAAGGACGCCACATTTTTGACATTGCGGAGATGACTTCTTGTCATTTCTCCAGCAATTGCCTTTTTGTGATCAAGAGTAGGCACAGCAATATATGACAAAACTGGAACAGATGAGTTCGTTGTTGATCCAGCATAATCACCAAAAATGTAACTATGATTTCTGCCACAAACCCATGTATATCCTAAGTCATCTCTAATCCACAGTTGTACATGATTTCCATTTCCAGTATACCAAATATTTGAAGCCTTTGTTGATCCTGTTACGTTTTGTGCATGACCAACCCAAGTTGCAGAACCTGGACCGAATAAGCATCTAGTAAACACGTTCAAGTCTGTTGTATTATTCATGGCATGCCAACCTTGAGCATTATAACCTGTTACCCAAATTTCACCGGTAGATGTTAAGATTGCTGTTGAAGAATAACTTGCTCCTGAACACTGTTGTACCTTTCTGATCTCGCCCCGAGTGCCATCAACCCAGGATCCTGCATTAATTTGCACCGGGGAACTTCTGTTGGTGACCGATCCATCTCCTAACTGACCTCTAGTATTCATTCCCCAAGCCCATAAGTCTCCGTCACTATCTACTGCATGGCAGTAAGCCTGCTCTTGACCAGCTACCCAAATACCTTCAACAGCTCGGGCAGTACCACCGAACCCTGGCCTAAAACTAGAAAGACCTGAATCAAGTACGTCATTATCTAAACGTCTAGGATAATTTATGATTAGTGTGTTGCCATGTCCTAACTGACCATATGAGTTCAGTCCCCAAGACCAAAGATATCCATCCTCGTCTATAGCGTAACAGCTATGACCCGCGGTCATATTTTGTCCACCACTAGCTGCAATTCTTACCATTCGTGTTCGATACAACGTGTGATAAACAGGAGGTCCTGCGAAACCGACACCACCGTCGTATCGTCGATAAACATTTGTATAAGAACTACCACATCTAGCCATGTAGGCTCTAGTAGTACTTGCAAAATCTCCAGTCTGGCCGTTGGATCCAAAGCCACCGTGATAAATTTCACCATTGTTAAACAACATCATCATATAGGTATCACCACACTCTAACTGAACACACTTAGGTGGCTCTCCGTCTGGTGTATTAAAGGGACTTGTGCCGCCTCTTCCACCAATCCAAAGTGACCCTGTTCCTCGACCTTCTCTATAATCATAGGATGTGGCCCAGTTTCCAGTAGCTACTGCTGATGCAGTGACCGACTTTGTTCCCTGTAATCCGCCATTACCATTAGCTTGTTTCCAAATTGTAAAATCGTCAGCGGTTGTTTTTGTCACTCGGATAAAATACCAATCTTCATCAAAGATTTCTCCACCAAAACCTGTCTGGAATCGTAAAGAGCCATCCCACCAAACTTCAAAGTTGAATCCGTAGTTCTCTCTATAATAAAGAGTCCAATAATAATCTTTCTGATAATACTGTTCAACTATTGTTTGACGACCTCGACCTTTACCACCATCTTTTAATTTAATATGAAAGTCAAAATGCCAATCTATACCAGTTGTTATCAAAGTCCATTTTGCATTTTCTTGAAGTCTTAAATAATCTCCATCTCCACCAAATTTAATACTTGAAGTTCCGAAGATGGCTTCATCTGTTGAGTGCTCAGGCGAACACCATCCTGAAGTTTTATTTGTTCCATCAGGATTTCTATTATAATCGTTAT